CTTCTATAATACTAATGTAATTTCACAAGAAGATGCACAAGCAGTTCTTAATGGTGATGACGGAACGGCACGAGGAATTAGTATTGCTCCTGAAATGAAGCTTAGTGATGTTATTGCTTCTGTTCCTCCTCCATCTATTCAATTTGAAAAGATGTTTGATAAAGAGGATACTTATCGTGCTGTAGATCGTATATCATCCGTTTCAACTGTTATGCGTGGTGAACAGTTTAAGACAAATACCAATCAACAAGCAGTTAATGCTAATGTTGGTGCATCTAATATGCGAGTAGATGAGAAATCTGATCAAATAGAGGATTGGATCGGTTCTATATTATGGGGTGTAGCTCAGTTATGTCTTATGAATATGGATCAAGATACTGTTATTAGCCTAATCGGAGAGCAATCTGCTGGTTGGGAGAATATGACAGCACAAGAAATATCACAACTATCGCACACTGTTATAGGAGGTTCTACTAAGAAACCAACTAGTGCTGCTAAGAAAGAAGAAGCATTAGAGTTTGGACAAGTACTAGGACAATTTGTTAATGCAGCTCCTGGACCAGTATTGAAGGTCATGTTACAGGTTATGGAGAAAGCATTTGACGAAGTAACAATGCGAGAAGAAGATTGGGAAGAATTGATCACTGCTATTGAACAACAACAAGGTGGTGGACAACAACAAGGACAAGGTGGTGGCGGTGCTGATGTTAGTGCTGCTAGTCCTGAGCAACTGAAAGAGATGTTAGCTCAATTACCTCCTGAGATGAAACAGGAAGTACAGAGTGCAATTCAATCAGGTGTTTCACCACAAAAAGCATTACAAGCTGTGATGCAACAGCAACAACAGCAACAACCGCAGGAAGGGGCACCTCAGCCTCCCCCTGTTGCACAATAAAAGGGAAGAGTTATGAGTGAAGAACAACAAGAACTATTAACTACTGATGAGGCAATTTTAGATAGTATCGGAGAAGGTAATGAACCGACTACAGATGAAAGTACTACGCAAGAAGGTGCTGGAACGGAACAAAACACTTCAGAAGAAACATCTAACGCCGACAATCAACAAAGTACTGACGGAAGCTCTACAACACAGCAACAAGAACAGACTCGTGGTCCCCAAGACTTAGTAGACGGTGCTGGTAATGTTATAGCTGCTGGAGGTCGTGAACGACGTTTCTATGAAACAGCACAAAGAGAGAAGTCTAGAGCAGATAACACAAGTCGTGAGTTAGAAACTGTTAAAGCTCAATTACAAGCTATTAATGATGCTGGAACAGTTGGCACACAATATGGTTTATCTCCCGAAGAACTAACAACCGGCGCACAATTAATCGCCGCGTACAAAAATGATCCTGTTCAAGCTATTCAACATATGTTGACACAAGCACAAAGCAACGGGTATAATATAGACGGTATTACCTCTGGCGGTACTGATATGAGTGCAATCAAGCAGATGCTTGAAAATACTCTTTCACCTCTGCTAGGTGAACATCAACAACAACAGGACACACAAGCAGCACAAAATCGCGCACAAGAAATATATAACGAGTTTAACTCGAAATATCCCGATAGTGCTGTACATGAAAACTCTTTATCCCGGCTATTACAACAAGACCCAAGTCTATCAGTTGAAGCTGCGTATTTTAAACTTCAATCTTATTACCACCAACGTGGATTAGATTGGACGAAATCCCTAGAACAGTTGCAACAAGAACAAAATGTTCAACAACAACAGCAACATGCTAGCGTAAATACTCCGCCACAGCCGCCTGAAGGTGGTTCAGTGCATACTACTAATGTAACTGACACTGCACAAGTAGCTGATGTATCAACAAGTACCGACGACATTATACGACAAGCAATGTCTGAGGCTGGTATCAACTAAGACAAAGGACTATTGTTATGGCATCCACTCCTATTGCCACGGTACTTGAATCTACTCTTACTCGTAGTCGTAAGAAGCTAATTCTTGCGTCCATTAAGTCTAATGCTCTTATGGCATGGGCTTTTGCAAATAATCGAGTTGAGTTTGAGGACGGTGGACATGAAATTACGAACCCACTAACGTTGGGGCGTAATCCTAATATCACTTCTTATGAATATTTTGACGAACAACCGATCGCACAAACCAGTGAGTTTGATACGGTAACGTATAACTGGGCACGTGTTGGTGGTTCTGTTGTTATTTCAGATCAAGAAGAAGACGAGAACCAAGGTTCTGCACAAATCTTTAAGCTTATGAAAGCTAAGATTGATGTACTAGAAGAGAGCATCAAAGAGAAATTCTCTGAGTATCTCTATGCTTCTGGTGCTGGCACTGATCCACAAGGACTTGGACTTCTTATTCCTGATGATCCGACGACTGGTACGGTTGGTAATATTAATCGTGCCAATGAAACACAGTGGCGTACTTCAGCCTATGACTTTAATGGTAACTTGGATAGCACTAATATCGAAGAAGCCTTTGATGATATCTTGATGGACTTGACGCTTAAAGGTGACAAGCCTGACGTTATCCTCTGTGGTCGTAACCTGTTCCGTCACTATCGTACTGCGGTACGTGATAAGGTTGTCATTAACTTGTCGGATAGTAACTCTGGTAAGAAGATGATGGACTTAGGCTTTTCTGGTGTTAAACACCAAAACATTCCTATGATGTATGATGAAGATTGCCCTGTTAATAAGTCTTACTTCATTAACAGTAAGTATCTGCGTCTACATGTCTTGAAGCATGTTAACATGAAGGTCAAAGAGCTTGTTGCTCCTTGGACGATTGATGCTCATGGACGTAGGATCGTTTGGCAAGGTCAATGGTGCATGTGGAAAGCTTTCCGTACTCATGCTGTATTGATTAACTCGTAAGATAAGGAGAAAAAGGGATGAGCGAGAACGTCAAACCACGTTTTGAAGTACACCAACTAGACGGAGAAGGTACTAGGAGGATTGCTAAACCTAAGACTGATAAAGAAGGTAAACTTCTAGGGGGCTTTGAGTTTGTAGACAAAAAAGTTCCTGCTGGTTGGATGGTATATTTTCCTAATGGCTCCTCTATCCATGTTTGGACACAAGAAGAAATGGAACGGCAAGGATTTTTGTCTGCCCCTGATCTAGTTAATATGGAAACAGGTGATCTTATGGGTAAGAGTAATACTCAATCTCTTAAAGATCGATCAATACAAAAAGAACGTGCCACTAAAGGTTCCAGAGTCCATCACGTAACTAATTAAGGAAAACTGTTATGTCTAAAGTTCTAGCTGATAACTATCCTCGTAGTATCAGCCAGTATGTTCCAAACATGGAATTTGCTGCTGATGTTGTCGGGGATAACCACATCGCTTATCTAGGTAGTCCTGCCGCTCTTGACGCGGACGGTATCTGGGACGGTGTAAGTGCTACCAATTCTGCTACCAGTTACTCGTCCTCAGACTATAAAAATACGTTTGATGGTAGCTCTACCTCTGTAACTTCTACTGCGGGGATGTTGTCTGCTCGATATGGGCAATGCCTCACTGCTACTGGATCATCCGGTTCCGATCATGTTTGTACCATTACGGGACGTGATTACCTTGGTCAACGTATGCAAGAAACTCTTACGTTGTCCGGTACGACAGTTATATTTGGCAACAAAGCATTTAAGTATGTCGATACACTCGATATTGCTACAGGTGCTGCCTCTGATACTGTTGATATTGGTTGGTATGATCGTTTAGGCTTGCCTTATAAAGCAGAACGAATCGAAAGTTATACGGAAGATGATGTTAGTTTTCCGCATGAACCAGTGCAAGTCCAAGTAGAAGTTGATGCAGTACGTTTTGCTGCGGGAACGGATACTGTTGTACCTTCTCCTGTTGCTGGACAAATTACAGGTGTTAACTCTGTAGTTACTACTGCTACTTCTGGTACATCAACCTCTACTGTTGTAGTTGGATCGACTGATGTTGCTGGGCTTAGTATTGTAATTGCTGGCTCATCTGGTGTTGCCGTACTTGATAGTGACACTGCTACTACGGATGATGATCAAACTACTTCCACTATCGCTAAGTTTGGCGCAATTGGAATTAGTCCTGATTCTACTCCTAGTGGTGGTGCAGCAAACTATATGATTACTGTTGAACCCATCTGCTTTGTTGCTGGTGATGATACAGCTACTCAGACTGCTACTACTGAAGATACTCGCGGAACTATCCGAGCAACGACTGCTTGTGATGGAAGCATTTCCTACGAAGTCTGTTATAAAGTAAATACCGCAGATCTTCACGGTAT